AAAACTGTAGCCAAGTGTTATTTTTCGGAATGGCAAATTTAAAGAGCTTGCCAAGGTTTGAAATACCGACACAAAAAACATTGTCCTCGGAAATACATTTGTACGGCAAATCAATCAGCAGACACATGCTATTGCCGCCAAGAGATACTGCGTTCATTTTGACCGTTGCACTGACGATTACTATGTCACCAATCGTCTTATATGTACAGTTTGCACTTTTGATTTTATCGGTGACGGTTGAATACGGTGTGAGTGTTGATGTACCACTTTCAATATTTGACGAATCGTATTTAGTTGCCAAGGCGGTTTTATCGGCTTTAACAAGTAGAGCGCTGTAAACCGCACCGCTTGTGAGATAACACGGGCTGTTATTTTCGGGTTCGCTGTCGAACGGCATTGAATCAAGCTTTCGGGCAATACTCTTGTCTGTTTTATCAAGCCTTGCCCCAAGCGAATTATGACCGCCTCTTGCATTTTTGACTTCTTTTGTAATTTCCGCAATAGAACTGGCGCCCGGAAAAGCTTTGCTATCATCGTTGATTACGCTTTTTCCAATACGCAAACAAACGGTTTCAGCAGTTATGATTTCGTCGCCTTCCATAAGCACAATGTCCATTTTACAAATTCCCGACAAGGCAAGCATTGTGTCTGTGAGCGTAACTGTGACTACATTATTTTCGGTGTCAACGACTGCGGCAACGCTGTCTGCTACGATTACATCATCAACCGTAGCATTGACTTTAGCTGACATCGTGGAGGCAAGGTTAACAGTTTCACCGTTGACGGTAAACGCAAAATCAATAATGCGTGAGCCTTTATCGCCCTGTCTGACCTCTAAGATTTCGTAGTTTTTACAGCTGTTAATCTCAAGTGTCATTTTGGTATGGTTAATATTCAATGTTTTCACCTCATTTTATTATATAATCTGATAACTTTGATTTTGGCGTGCCAAGTTCGAGACTGTTCCAACGTTCAAGCACAAAATCATAGTCTGTCTTAATGATTTTCGCTTGTAAACTATCGTTTTCAGTATCGACATACACCGTATCACATAAATGCAGTCCAAGCATTTCGTTAAGTGCTGGAGGATAGTCAACCTTTACATTAAGCGTAGGCGCTCCGTTTGTGTTTACGAGCTGTCCTCTTAAAACCTGTGCTTGAATATTTAGCTTTTGAATCAAGAAGTCCTTGTTTTCACCTGTGTGGGCATTAAAATCCCAGTAACCTGTTTCGTCGCCGATGTAGACCGAACCGCCATCTGAAACATCAACCGTTTTCACTTTAATGAGCTTAGATTTATGGGTTTTGAGTTCTTGCGGTTGTGAGCAGAGGATGACGTTCTTGTCGTTGTATGTGTCGTGGCAAGTGGCATAAGCTGCAACGTGGGAACAGATATCATCTGAATTAAGCGTTTGCGTAAGACTGCTGATGTTACTTCCCCAGCGCAAATGGCAGTTTGTAACCGCCCCACGTTTTTTTAACAACGATACATTAAAGTTATTGTATTTATATTCACCGCCGAAAACATCAACGAGTGAACCGTCAGCACCGCCCATAAAATCACCAAGAGTACAGGGCGTACAGAAGCCAAGCGTCATAGATGATTTTGTGGTAATATCTGATGTAAATTTGAAATAGTGCTCCCACAAGGTTGCCTGCGGGAACAGCGAATCACCCTCAAAATCACGACCTGTGCAAAGTATATCCCACCATTCCTTTGGAGTGTGCACAACATCAGTTTGGTTGGAAGTTTCAATTAAAAAGTTATTGTACAAATTATGCTTGATGTGCTTTGCTTTAACCGTAATTGATTTTTTGTCTTTGTACTGCAAATCGTAAATCTCAAAATACTGCGGTTCATCGGTTGGGTTCGGTTTTGCCTTAATGAAATACTGCGTGTCGAGTAAATCAGCACATCTGTCCGTTGTTGATAGTTCCATTTCGAGCAAATAATCGCCGTTTCGTTCCTCGGTAACTTTACCGCTGATTATTTCTGTAAACCGTCCGAGTAGGTTAAATCTACTTGGGCCGATTGTTTTAAAATCCGATTTATACAACAAAGGGAACATTTTTTATAATCTCCTCCAGTTCGGTCTTATTGACAGTAATGCGTTTTTATATGCAGTTACAACAATTTGATTGTTTCCAACCTTTAATTTAGGAGGTATAGTATCGTCAACAAAATTAGTTGTACCGTCTGATTTGTGTGCAATATACTGCATAGTTTCGCCGTCAAGCACAGCGTAGTCATAACCGCCTGTGCACTTCAAATCAAGTGATTCACCGTTTATGTTAATTTTAGCAATGGCCGTAGTGCCACCGCTAACATTCGTGTTAGTTATGATGATAGTAGGTAAGGATTCATATTGTTCGGGATTGTGCAAGGAAACCGATTTATTAACTTCAAAATCAATAGTCCGCTGTCCAAGCTCTGAATACCACCACGGCTTGCGGTTGAATTTGATTTTAGTTGTAAGCAATGTTGGGAGTTCACGAACAATATCGTCAATATTTGAAATATAAGCCTCGGTGAAATATCCGGGATTGTAAGTGTCCTTGTACTTTTGGTAACCTTGATTTAAAGTCAGCCATTCGATAACGGCCCTCGCAAGGTGCTTTGCTGACAGTTCGGATAAATACGGCAAAAAGGAAATTTCACGCTCAAATTCAACATTTTGCCACCGCCCGTTATCAAGCAAAACATCACCGTCTCTGCACGGGATTTCAACCGTTGAAACATCTCTAACGGGGATTTCGTGCTGTGGCGCTTGTGTGATACGACCGCCGAAATACGATAACCATTTACCTCCGAAATAAAAGTTATGCATATGCTCTCTGCCTCCTTGTTATTTCATCGGCGAGCCGATTGCTCATATCTTCGACAAGGCTGTTAATATCCATATCGTTATTAATTGCAACAGAGGGAATATTGATACTGATGTTGTTAATGATATTAGTGGAATCGTTTTCAAACACTGAGCCTCTGCCTTCACGCTTTGATTGACGATACTCCTCAGCCTCTTGAGCTGTGAGAACTGCCTCACCGGCATCAAGATATGCAGCGAACTTATCATGTGGAACATAATCAATGCCGGCACGGAAACGAGGTAAGGTTACTTCCGGAATCGGATCTATCTCCCAGCCAATCATTGATGTTGCCCAGTTTACGCCTTCCAACAATTTATTAATAATCCAAATAATGCCGTTGATTACATTCTCAACAAATGTAGGCAAAAGGTTAAAAACATTCTTGAAAATGTTAACAACACCGTTCCACGCTTGTTCCCAGTTTCCCGAAAAAACACCTTTTACGAAATCTACAATTCCGTTAAAAATCCCCGAAATCGGTTCAAGAATTTTTTTAACTCTTTTAATGGCATTGCCTAAAACTTCTGAAAAGATATGTGCAAGCCATTCAATCACCGGAACAAGTGCAGGGATAAGTGTTTCAAGCATTTCACCGAGTAGGCCAAGAACCGGTCGAAGAGCGTCAAAAACCAGTGAGATGACAGGCGATAGCTGTTCAAAAACAGGCTGTAAAGTGCCGACAATTGTATCGCACAACTCACTGATAATCGGGATAAGAGGTGTAAGCAAATCATTCAAAAATGTAGCTAAATCCTCTATAATCGGAGTAAGTGCCGCCAACAATCCATTGAGCAATACGCCGGCAAGCTGAACGAACACCTCGATTACGGGCATTAAGAGTTCTACAAGCGTACTTAATAACGGCATTATAGCCTGAATTATCTGCATGAAATACGGTAACAAGTCCTGTATAATCTGCAGTAAAGGCGGAAATAATTGCTCGACAATTTGTACAATGAGAGGGGCTAACTGCTCTATAAGCTGAGCTATAAACGGCAGTAGTTCCTCAATCAACGGCATAATCTGTTCAAGCATTGACACAATTATCGGGGCAACCTCTTCGCAAATGTTAATGAGCGCAGGCGCAAGGCTATCAGCTACACCTTCAATAATCGGTGATAACTGCTCCAGTAGCTTACCGCCTAAAGCGATAAGTGAATTAAGCACAGGTTCAGCGACAGCACCAATTTGCGCCATTGTATCAGACAACTGCTGATGAGCTCTATTAGATTCCATTACATCGCCGTTTGTTTCCTTGTACTGAGCAGAGGCATCAGAATACAAGCTCGTGAGGGTTGATGTGATTAACTGCTGTCTTTCTTGTTCTGATGAGCATTTAGCAAGTTTTTCATTAAATTCATCTTCTGACACGCCCATCCAGTTAAGCGCATCGGCAAGCGAACCTGTTACAGTTCCGACTTTTGCTGTTTCGTTTGCCGCCTCGGTCAAGCCTTCAATCGGAAGCGAATCGCCGAACTGACCGTAAACACCTGTGCAAATTTCCGTCCAAGATTGCAAGTCTTTGGTGGAATTACATAGCAAAGAAAGGTGGTTTGCGGCTTCTGTTGCTTGTCCACTGTCGCCAACCACAGCATAGAGGTCGGAATATGTTTGCTTTGCGTCTGCCGCCGAAAATTTGTTTGTGGTGAAAGCTGTGTCAAGTTTTCCCATTTCTGTTCGGTATTCTCGGGTGCTCTCTGCGACAGAGGACAATGCTCCTATGCCTGCCGCCGCTCCACCCACAAGAGCAGTTCCCCATTTAGCGGCTGTTTTTATTCCGTTACCAAGGGTTGAAGCAACGCCCTTGCTTTTTTTCTCGGTTTCGGCGATTGATTTGTTTGCTTCATCGTTATTTACGAATATAGAACCAAATAACTTAAATACTTCAACAGCCATTATTAGCTACACCTCCTCCCATTTATAATTGTCAAGGTAGTTTTCAACCGTTTTTTCAATTTCCTCTGTATTGACCGTATCAACAATGTTGTCAGACCGTGTCGAGCCTGTTGCCTTGTTTACAAAATCCATGTACGACAAGCCCGTGAAATTTCCTACAACAGTCAAAATATAGGCTTTATAAAGCAATTCGTCATTACGGTCATTTATAGCGTTTTTGATAATTTCGACAGCATTGGAGAAAGACAACTCATGCAGTATGGCAGTATTACCGCAACAATACTGCATGAGCATTCCAAATGTTCTTACTTCAAGGCTGAGAGCGAGGTAAAAAAACTCTTGACGTCATTCTCCCTGATGATTGCCTTTACATTGTCAAGGACTTCGGGGATACTTAATTTACTTACATCATCAGCAGTACTGTCGCCTCTGATGTCAGCCAGCAATGAATAAAATTCCTGTTCTGTTTCTTTGTTCGACAAAGAAGTCAACAGCGTAATCACAAATTCAAGGCCGACCGCTTCGGTGTTGACTGTTTCATCTTTGCTGTTATTTTTGACAGCAATGCGATTTGCGAAGTCTGCAATTTCCTCTTTGATGTCTGCTTTTTTGATAATGCGAGCAAGAGTAAATGCGTCTTTAATGCTTAATTTTCTCATAATTATGCCTCCGTTGCTTCCGCTGTTTCCGTTTTTTCTGTCGGTCTGAAAATCTTAAACGGTGGTTTGATTTCGTCCTCTGAATCATAAACCTCGGGTGAAAGGTTACCATAGAACTGAGCTTCTACCTTGCCATTATCTTTGTCGGCAATCGCAAGTGTAAGACCGTTCTCATTGAAGCCGTTGAACACCTGAATAATGCACGGCTTATCCTCTCCGAGGAGACAGCCTACCCAAGTAATATTCTTAATGTAGTCACCGTCAAGAATAACATCTCTACCCGTGATTACATCGTAGCCTACGACCTTTTCGTCTGTGCCTTTGTCGGCAATTCCAAGGCCATAAATGAAGTTCTGGGTAGTCATCTCAGCAAGTGTTGCCTTGATGTAAACTTCCCAACCGTCAACTACTGTGTCGCCTTTAGTTCTTGTTTTTACGCCGTCAAATTCAAGGCGTCTGAGTGTCGGCTTTGCGGAAAATTCACCGCCTTTGATTGTTACACCAAGACACTTCCCTGCCTTTTTGGCGCTTGCATATGTGTCCGTAGCAGGATCGTAATTTACAAAAAACGCACCTGCGTCAAGTAACATACGGTCAGCCGTCTTATTGCTGTAACCGCTGTACGGTTTAATCTTTCGTGGCTTAACTGTTGCCATTTCAATCGTCCTCTCTTTCATAAACCCTCAATTCAAGGGTCGCCATTATTCTATTTATTGTTTTGTCCGATTCGGCGACATACTGCCTGTCGCCGTTGTTGTAAAACTTGTAATGCCGTTTACCCTGTGTATAGGTTGCTCTCGCAATATCCGAATAGATTTCATCCACAATATTGTCGATTTTCTCGGTGGTGAACCTATCGTACAGATTAAGCGTAACAAGATATTTCTTGTACGGCTCGTCGGTGTAAAGCTGTTTCAGTTCGTAAACAAGCCTCGGGAAGCCGTCACCAACCATAAAAAATGAGGGGACATACTGCGACAAAACCGCATTTAATAAATTTTTAATGCTATTCACCGCTGTATTCCCCCTCACTGATTTTTCGTTCTGCCTCTTCTGTGCCTACGGCACTGAGGTACTGTTGTTCAATTTTTATGATGTCTTTGATGTTACTTTCGGCGGCATCACTTAATGCTCCGATTTTTGGGTATTTATTCGTGCCAATCTCTTGGTACAGTCCGTAAAATCCGCCCGGCTTAAAACCTACCTGCAAGTCAGGAATTTTTTGCTTTGAGCGTACCCAATACTGTGTGTTTTTCGCTAAGCGTCCCGTCCTGCGTTTTATTTTTTGTCGTGACCGTTTACATACCAACTTGCCAACATCACGCAGAGCGGCTCTCTCAAGCTCTTTAAGCGTGTACTGAATGCGGTCAACATTGCTGATTATCTCAACACCGTTTTTTGTAATTTTAACTGCTTTAGGAAGTGACATTGTTTTCACCTACCGCATCAGTCAAGTACAGCTCTGTACGCTCTGTGCCTTTAATCTCATACGCACGATAAATCTTAAACCTCTTATTTTCGAGATAACAAAATTCTTCGTTGTGGTACTCGAACGAGTTGACTTCAAGCATACATTCGGGTTTCAACCCGTTCGCCTGTGCCTGAAAAAATTCAGATTGTCGAACATATTTGCGTTGTGCATAAATTGTTCGGAGCTTTTCCTGATACACAATTTCGCCGATGTCATTGGTTGTTTGCCCTGACTTTTCAACAAGTTTAACAAGAGTATCTGCATTCATTCTGTTTGCACTCCTCTCGCCGCCATTGCATCACGCAATTCTTCGTAATGCCGTGCCCATTCGCTATCAGCTGTCACCGAAAAATAAGCACGGCAATAGAATTTGATTGCCTGCATAACAAGCGCAGTTGAGTTTTTGTCGTTGACATCAACTCCTGCACCTGCCATGTCACTTTTGGCAGAATCAATGAGGGCAGATATTTCATCGTCAAACAGCACCGTATTGATACGGAGCGAAACCTTTACGGCTTCAATTTCATTAGATACTGCCATAATTCAAACCTCTTTTAAGCGCTCTTTTTTACGAGCTTTACAAGGCTGTGAGTATCCACGACCTTACCGTCTGCAAGCATTACGGCTTTAAGGACTGTGTTATCGGTGTCGTCCTCTTCATACTTCTTGACGCTTAAGCCCATTACCTCGTTGAAGATGTAATCGTTAAGATTGAACATCATCGCAAAGGTTGTGTCGGCTGAAACCGTGTCAGCATACGAATCCATATAGCCGTCTGTCGGGATAACAGCACGACCGAAAAGTGAGAGTGACGGCTTGCCGTTAAGTCCTTCGGACATACGAGCGACAGGCTGACCGTTGCTGTCTGTGATACCCATAAACGCGAAGAATGACTTCTTTGTCATCAGCCATACAGCGTCATCGTATGCAGCAGGAAGAGCCGCCTCGGCAGAGCAAAGTGTTGAATATGTAAGCTTGCCGGTCTTTGCAATTTCAATTGTCTGGCCTTCAGGGGGAGTGCAAGAAAGAATGCCGGTTGGCGAACCTGAACCCGAACCCTTAACGATTGCCATTTCACAAGCCTTAACAACTGCGTTCTTAATCTGGTCGATAAACTGTGATTCAAAAGTGTCAAGCGCAGTCTTTGTCATGAAGAGCGAGAACGCAACCTTGCATTCAAGCTTATAGCCGGCAAAGACAACCTTGTCAGTAGTTACCTGCTGCTGGTCTGAACCCTTTTCCTCATCTACCCAGCTTGCTGTCGGGCGGATGTTCTGTGTGGGGATAAGGAGTGCTGTCGGATAAGCCGTCTTGAACACTCTTGCGTAAATTTCGCCGATTTTTTCAAGTTCAACGATTAAACGCTGATACATTGTGGTCGGCACAATAGCCGCCGCAGTGCTTGATGTGGTCTGTGATGCCACATTCATAAACTTCTGTGGCACGGGTACACCGTTCTGAATATAGTTAGCAAATGCTTTTCTGTATTCAAGTGTTGCGTACATATCCGTTACCTTTTCGTCCTCATCTGTAAGGTCGATGTTTGTCTTGTGATTCTCGAATGGTGCAGGCATTTTAATTCCCTCCTTCGCATTTTTGTTTGCCTTGTCTACGGCAGAATTTTCAAAGTCGTTGTCGAGCTTGTCAATCTGCTGTGTAATCTCTTTCGCCTCAGCGAGTTTGTTCTCTGCGATAAGCTGTTTAGCCTTATCATAGAGTGCATTTCTTTTGTCAAGATATTCCTGTCTGTTCATTCTGATTCAACATCCTTTCGTTTGAGTAATTCAAGCTTTGCTGTAAGCTGTGTTTTTTCACTTCTCATCTGTTTGATAATTGTGTCAGGGATAAGACCGTTAAGGCTTGCCGCAAGTTTAACCTCTTTTGGCTTTTCAGCATATTCTGCGACCTTGTCAATAAAACCTTTTTCGACTGCTTCATCAGCAGTAAGCCAAGTTTCCTTGTCCATAAGTCCAATAAGCTCATCCTCGCTCATACCCGTTTTAAGTCGATAAGCTGTTGCAACGGCTTTACTTGCTTTAAGCAACACGCCTGATTCGTGTGCCATGTCATTGTAATCGCCTGCGGCATAGCTTGAAACATTATGAATCATAAGCATACCTGTCGGCACAATTTCAGAACTACAAGCGCAAGCAATATACGAAGCAGCTGAGGCGGCAAAAATAACCTTGATTGTAGCCTTGCTTTCGGCGAGCATATCGTAAATTTCGGAGGCGGCAAAGATGTCACCACCTGATGAATTAATAACAACCTGTACGCCCTCATCGTCCGCCACATCATCAAGCTGTGAGCGAATGTCGGCCGGGCAACAGGAAGCTACTCCAAACCAGTCGTAAATCCACTTATCATCATTCGTAATGATAGGGCCTTTAAGGTCAATTGTTTTCGGCATCATTTTCACCTCCTTCGTCAACTGCAACTGTATCTAATCTTCTGAGTGGAGTATCACCGCCCGGAACAGGAGCAAGACCAAGTGATTCTCGCCATTCATTCGGCAGCATTGCACCACGGTCAACCATTCCGGCAAAATTTAGCTTAGTTTTAAGACTTGCAGATTGTAGATTGAACGAACCTACTGCGATGTAATTTCCACAACTACGCTGACGGCGAGTGAATAGTTTCCGTGTCAGCTCGTTTTTAAGCTGAATAATTTTAGGTGAAATCACCGCCTCGAAATAAGCGTTTTCTTCATCTTCGTTCGCTGTTGATGTGATAATTTTCACATTAGTGTTAAAAAGCTCAAGGATTCTGTTTTTTGTTCTATCCATTTGCAAAGCATTTGGAACATAGTCATTCGGGGTTATCTGATTTGCGTCAACCTTTGCATCTACTGCCGCAACGCCCACGGAGCTGTTACTGATGTTAAGGTAGTTATCAGCAAAAGCTTTTGCGTTCTTCTTCAAGTCCTCAGGGCGCAACGATGAAGTATATTTCAGCAACCATTTAATTACGCTTGAATTTCGGATAGCGCTGATGATGCCACTGTCGGTTGTTTCAACAATTTCAAGTAAAGGAGCAAGAGCCTTAAATTTTCCACTTCCAAATATATCGTTCTCTGCAAAATCATCACGCAAATGTATGACGTCTTCGGAGGCGAAGCGGTAGGTCTTACCGTTTGCAAGGATAAATTCATAAACAAGGTTGCCGTTAGTGTCGTACAAGTCCGTAGCTGATTTAGCCGGTATAAAATACAATTCCGTAGGCAAGCCGTTTGAGTCTCTAATGATGAGCCAAAAAGCATTGCCCGATAAGGATAACTGTGTGCTTGTCCTATATAGGAGCATATCCATTGTTGTGTACGGGTTGGGTTCTTCAAGCAAAAATTTGACATAAGGCTCGGGATTGATTAAGAGGTCTTTTCTGCCGTCAACGATTGTTTCTCTTATGTGTTTAATGGATAACTTCGAGAATCTAAGAGCCTGTGCATTAACGCAAGCTCGGACGGTGTCGGAATCATATGCCCTGTTGCCCCACAAAAAGAAATTTGAATTATTCTGTGTGACAAGTTCAACCCTTGAAAAATTCTTTGTCTTTCTGACATTACGAACAGAATTTAAAAAGTTCTTAAATTTTCCCATTCTCTCACCTCCTAAACAATGCTTAAATATTCGTCTTCATATTCAAAATATAGCGTGTAAGCGTCAAGCAAAGCCGCAGTACCGTCAATTCGTCTCGTTGACTTTGAGGTCTTAATTGGCTGTATATTACCGTTTCTGTCCTCATCTATTGCAGTATTTGCGAGACACCATTTATCAATTGGATTGTTGTTGTAAATTATTCTTTTCTTTACAAGGTCTGCTTTAAGGGCTTTCATCGGGGCAGACAGTGTTTTCTTGCCCTGATGTACCGCTTCCATAACGGTAGGACCGAAAGCGTCAATCATCTGATTAACCCACATCTGAGCCGACCAAGCGTCATAACCCTCTTTCCATAAGTAAATGTCGTATTCGTCTTGTAATTCTTGATACCATGCCGTAACAACACTTGCGTCAATCTTATTACCGGGGCAAGTCCTCATATAGCCCTGTTCTATCCATTTATCGTAAGGAATTTTATCTTCGGCAACTTTCTTTTCCACAAGGTCAGCCGGTATCCAGTACATAGACATTACATAAATGTTTTCATTGTCAGGCACTCGAAACAACATCTTTGCCGCTGTAAGGTCGGTTGTGCTTGATAAGTCTGCACCGCCTATGCCGTAGGTCGGACGGAGTTCCTTCACATCGAATTTGGTTTCATTGTTAAGCTCCTCAAAATTAAGCCACGATTCGGTTGATGTTTCTGCTATGTTAAATTCTTTGCATACAAGGTTGCGTACAAGCGACGGATTCGCCTGCGCTTTCTTGACCTTGCTTGCAAGGGCATTTCGATTTTTAATAGTGCCAAGTCCGGGATTAGCTTTTTCCCAGCAATCGGGCTTTTCCCATTCTTCACGCTTGTCAAGCTCGTAGATGATGTAAAGGCTGTGTTCGTCTTTGTAACCTACATCATCAAACAAGCCGTTTGTGGTGCGGACAGCATCGTCATAGATTTCATCGTAGATGTCCTCTCTGATTTTTCCGGCTGTTGTTGTCACAAGGATAAGCGGTTGGTCTCGCCCGATAGTACCGTCTGCCATAATGTCATACAACTGTCTGCCGTTTTTCCATTGGTGGAGTTCGTCCATAAGGCAACAATGCACATTCAATCCGTCGAGTGTATCTGAATCAGAAGCAAGCGGCTTAAACACTCCGCAGTTGTAATCTTCTGAACTCAATTCATTTAGCAGTGGTTTAATTCGCTTTAGCAGAGTTTCACTCTTGCGAACCATTCGTTTCGCTTCCTGCCATATAATCTTGGCTTGGTCACGCTTTGTGGCGACTGCATACACTTCGGGACCGGGTTCACCGTCACCGATAAGCATATACAAGCCAATCGCAGAGGCAAGCAAAGACTTGCCGTTCTTTTTTCCGATAATTAACACAGACAGGTTGTACTGCCGGATGCCGTCATCGTCCACAAAACCAAAAGTCGCCGCAAGCCACGCTTTTTCCCACAGTTCAAGCTTTACAAGCTGACCGCCCATTTTGCCTTTACTATGTCGGCAATAGTTTTCAACAAATTCAATGATGTGATTTCCTCGCTTAGCTTCGTAATGATAGCCGTCTGTCGGATTAATCACTTTATCGCTTAAATGCTTGTACCACTTGCGTATTTTGTCGCAAACAGTAACCTTGCCGTTCTTTATCTGCTCGTAATATTCAAGTATCGGATTATAGCTTAATGGATAGCGTTTCAAAGCTTGTCACGCCCTTCAACGAAATCGTCAAAGCCGTCTGTTGTTGCAATCTTTGCCTCGGTCACTTTTGGAAGCATATCGTTGAGTTGCTTGATGTATTTAAGATAATTTCCAAGCATCGTGTTATACAAATCTGCCTCAGGTCTTTTGCGTGAGTACGGCTCTTGTGTTTCCGACTGCGAAAACAATTCAGTCAAGCCATAAATTGCAATGTCTTGTTGCAGTTCTTTAAGTCTGATTCGAGTAAACGCCGCATTTTCAATCAAGCCTACGGTGAGGTCTTTTCTTTTAACTTCTATGTCCTTGTAGATTTCCGTTAATCGCTTTATCTCTCGCTTAATCGCTCTTTGTTCCTTCTGTTCGTCAGTCATTTTACAAGTCACACCGTCCTTTCACACAAGATTTTAGGGGGGGGGGCTATATGTAAGGCGCGCAAAAAATCTAACTGCCCCCCTCGGTCCTACGGTTACCGGTTTCCGATTTTTCAACGGGGGGGATAATCGGTCGGAGCATTCCGCTCTCATCAAAAAAATATTTTTTCGGTTCGCACCCACCTATCCCGTGCCCCGGCAAATCATCGTGACATTTTTTGCACACATATAATAAATTGTCGTAATTGAGAGTAACATCAGGATTGCTTATGTTGCTCTCATTAATCATGATCTTATGGTGCACGATAAAACCGTGTCGCTCTTTACACAGCTGACACAATCCGCCGTCAACAAGCATTCGTTCTGCGATAAAACTTTGTCGGCAGTCCTGCCATTTTTTAGACTTGTAAAATCCTATGGCAAATGCCTTAGCCATACCGTACACCACCAAAAATAAATAGAGCTACAATGCAATTGTCCTCTTGCATCATAACTCTATTTTAAACTATTTTGCGTCCCAAGTAAGGGACTGTTTTTCTAATCCACTAAGCCAAGCAACCAATCCGCCGATGTTGATAATGCCAGAGCTATTCGCTTAACATTATACGCTGACGGTTGACTTGTCCCTGCTATGTAATTGTAAATATTTGACCGGCTCACTCCGGACTTACGCGCAAGGTCCGAAGGATAAATATTCCGTTCGGTCATTGCTTGCTCAAGCCGTCGAGCGAAAGTTAAATCGAAAGTTCTCATTTAATCATTGTCCTGTCATAGCTTTGTACTTGTCGATGTGTTTTTGATAATTTCCATTCGCCTTTGCTGTTTGAATCACCTACCGGACCTGAGAAGGATTGCGTTCATAATCTTTTGCAATCTGTTTAACAGATTCACCCAAAAAATCATATTTGCAAAATAAAAACTCGGAAATACCGGTCAATGGTCTGAATGGTATTTTAGATTTTTTAGATTTAGATAGCGCTTTTTTTCTTTCCCTCTCTTTTGCCTTTTCGCTAAGGATTTCTTTCCGACAAATCGGGCAGTATTTTGTTTTAGTGCAAAGAGTAATAACTTCAATTCCGCATCTTTGGCAAGTAATTGTTATTGGTTTAGTCGTCAATCCACTTCACTCTCCTCGTCAAGCATACCAAGTTCCTGCGCCAACGCAACAACAGCGGTTACAATCAAACACAAATCCTTACCTTTGATGTTACACATATTAAAGCAAATATCGCCCTCATCGTTATCAAGTTTACCAAAATCAATAACAAGTCCCTTTTCAACAACTTTTGTGTCGTCGTTATCGTAATTAACGGTAATGTTTTTAATATCTTTCATTTTCTTCTACCTCACTTTCAAGCCAATGTTTTGTGCAGTTAATGCAACTGTTGTTAAATCGCTTTTCCATAGGACAGCCGACATACGGTGTGCCGTACGGGCAACTGAAAAAGTCCATACAACTCCGAGCCATTTCATCAATTGACATCTGTTTAATTTTTTCAAAGTTTGTCACTGTTTTCACACCTCATCTCAACAATTCATCTGTTGTGATGTTAAATAAATCCGCTACAGCTATTATGGTTTCGATATTAGGCTCAAATTTTCCCTGCTCATAGTAAGATATACTTGTCCTACTCAAGTAGAGCTTTTCGCCCAATTCATCTTGCGTTAAGCCATTTTCAAGTCTTAACGCTTTTAGCTTTTCAGGAAATGCCATCACTTTTCACCGTCCCCATTCTTCGGCTTTTTCGGCACCAATTCACCAAGAAGATTTAAGCCTTTGTAACATTCATCACATAGATGTATTTTAATTCTTCCCTTGCTTTCGATAGGAATTGCAATCCCACTGATGCAATCTGTATCAATCCTTATATAGAATTCCTTCATTTTAACTTTGTGCGGATTCGAGATAACTTTTTCACAACAATCACACTGGTAAATTCTCATCTATTTCACTTCTTCCCTTTCTGGTAAAGGCTGATTCCAACATTCAATACACGTATAATTCTTTTTACATCCTTCTATATTGTGCAGTCCCAAGGCATGAGGGCAAATATTTGGAGTCCCGCCACTACCAAGAGGAGTATTTGGATAATGTTTCAGGAATTCGGTCAGATAAGTCCTCTGTGGATTTGCATTGCTCCACAGCTGTACAATTGAAATTGCTGCTTGAGGATAAAGCATTTCAAAATCTGTACAGCATTCTCCTACACCGTTATTATCGCTACTTAAAGGGCATTTTGCACATTCCACTTTGCATATTCCTGATTTCGTTGTTTTCGACATCCTTGCTTTTTCAGCAAAGTATTCCCTTGTATTTGAACAGTCAATCATTTTCTTCATCTCCTTCAAAATTAACAACTTTTCCGTTGTCTGTGTAGTCCCGCTTCACAAATTCAAGTTTCAGCTTGTCGATGACAACCCTGTCAATATGTTCCCAAAACACTTCGTCAGTGTCAGAGTGTTCAATTATTTCGGTCATAGACTTTAGTGCCTTTGCGCATCTATCACGGCCAAAGCCGAAATCCTTATGCAAAGCAAATACAATCGTCTTAAAAATTCGCCTTGTCAGGTCATTGATTTCTTTGTCCTTGACTTTCTGGTATTCCCTGTCGGCAAGGCGGTTAATCTCCGCCATAGCCTCTCTTTTCAGCTTAACTGGTATTCTCGCTTTCTCTCCTTTCGTCAATCTTATCAAGTGCAGTTACAATCAACGAGCTTTTGGCTTTGGTGTCCATAAGCTCTGCCTGATAGTAAAACCGACCCGTTGTATTCCGTCTGATGATACAGCCTTTCAGAACGTATTCTGCTCCATTGTACAGCACGGTTCTTTCAAGGTTGCGTTTAACTTCCGAGATATTCACAGTTCTTCCACCTTGATGTAAATACCCGAAACCTCTGCCCAAAACTTTTCACATATCTCACTTGCAACAAGTGCGTCATCAGACCAAAAGCCGAGAGCGGTCATACAATCTTTTAGCATTTTTTGCAGATTGTCCGTGTCAGGTTTTGTTATACGATATTCGCCGTCCTGATGTTTACCACGAGGAAAACACCACTTTGTTATCAACCTGACACCCGACTTGTACGGGCCTGACGGTTTAAACTTTGCTAAATGTGACATGAGCTTTTCTCTTGCCTGTTTTACCTCAGGCGGATTGTAAAAAACAGGTTCGCCGTTTTTTACCATAACCTTATGTTCCTGTGCAGTTACGGTCGGCGGTATCATCGCCATAAAAAATTCCATTTTTAATATTTCACTCCTTTAAAGCATTAAAGCTACTTTTAATTTTTGAATTTTGCTTTTAGTCACAGGTCAGGGGAAGAAGTTGTTGTGCGTAAGCTTCGCACAACTACTTCACCCCTGTGACCTTAGGGAACGGACATCGTTTATATATACGGTAGTATATATACTTTTTCTTTCCCTCGGAAAATCTCGAGAAAAAAGTCATTTTCCGTCATTTTCAGAAAAGGAAAATCTCGGGAAATTTTCCCTATTTTCCCTCACGGAAAGAGAAAATCTCGATAAAATTTTCCTTCCAAATTTGACGGAAAGGGAAAATTTATTCGACTTTTTCCTTTTCCTTTAATCCTGTTTTACCGCCGTCAATCCAAAAGCCGCCATGTTCTTTTATGTAATTTCGGATTGTTTTTTCGCCGACACCAAGATATGTAGCCATGTCATTTATATCTGCCTGACCGTTATTCTCTTCTGCCGTAAAGGCTGTCATAAGAGATTCCATGCGTCCTTTTTTGTTTTCCGATTTAGTATTTTTCTTACTGAAATTCTTCTTGTAAGGCGGGTTAAAATCGCCCTCAAAATTACAGTCTTTCAACACACCTGTTGTATCTGATTTGTGTATCGGATAATCAAACCAAAGGTTAAGTGCATCAAATGCCGGAAACTCTCGCAGAGTACCCTCTATTCTCCACGCTGACATTCCCTTTACGGTTTTTTCGGCACGGGCAACATCTGACATCATCAGCTTAAAAGACTGTTCAGGAAGCGTTTTGCGTGCGATGTCAATCATATTATTTGCCATTACCAAATCGTCCTGCGAACACACTTCGCTGATTTTGTTGAAGCGACCTATCCAGTCTTTGCAGATTTTGCAGGTCCTTTCGTCCTTTTGCTGTTTCATCAAATCTTCGCTGATTTCAAGCCTTGTAAGGTCAAGGAGTGCATCGGGGTCACGAGCGAAAACACCCGAGCCCGAAACTCTGTCCATTGACTTTTTACCGCCCTGAGCACCTTTTGAATGGTGATGACAGTAAATTACCGCACAACCGATTTCGGTACACACCTTATCAAACTGGTTGCAAAAGTGTGCCATTTGGTCTGCGCTGTTCTCGTCACCCGTAATAACCTTGTATATCGGGTCAATCACAACAGCTATAAAGTTGCCTTTTAAAGCTCTGCGAATAAGCATGGGTGCTAACTTATCCATAGGCACGGACTTGCCACGCAAGTTCCAAATATCAATTCTGTTTAAGTTTTTTGGTTCCAGTCCAAGTGCTTCATATACGTCTTTAAATCTGTGAAAACAGGACGCACGGTCAAGTTCAAGATTCACATACAAGACATTGCCCTGCGCACACTTAAAGCCGAACCATTCTGTACCCTCGGCAATTGCAATGCACAATTCAATCAGTCCGAACGATTTGCCTGCTTTTGAGGGTCCGCCGAGGAGCATTTTATGTCCCTGTCGCAATACTCCCTCAATCAGAGGCGGAGCAAGCTCAGGAGGATTTTCAAAAAAATCTGCAAGGTTGTCAAGGTCGGGCAGGTCATCGTTGATACTCTCCACCCAGTCTTTCCACTCGGCAAAGTCTGATTTACCGATATTGGTGTCAATGATAAACTGCTTTTTGCCGTTGCGGATAACACCGGGCATACGGCTCAGCCTTGACGGATTGCGGTTTTGCTTGTCGATTTCAAAGCCGTTTTTATGGCATACATTGTAGAGATAATCAACCCTTTTACGATACTCGTCATAGTTTGCGGCATCAATCTTAACGATAGCGTGGACTGATTTTCCGCCAGAATAAACAAGAACGGCAACAGGCAGTTCAAGTTCTCTGATGATTGCATTTTGTTCTTCAAGAGCCATACAGTCAGATTCCACGAGAGCATAACGATAATCGGTTACATTCTCGTTTTTGACGCCCTTGCCGTCCAATGGGTTGAACCTTATCCACGCTCCTGCCTCGGGTTTGTAATCGCCGAATACATTTGAAATATCACCGTTGCAATTATTAAGTGCGGCAATAAGCTCACCTGCTGTACGGTCACAACTGCCTTGTGTTGGCGAATATTTAACCTTGCCGTTGTCATTTTTTTTATAAGTTTCAGTAACATAGCCTACATTTTCCGAGCTATCAAAGAGAGTTTCAATGTAGGTCACAATCTCATTTACCGGGTTCCAGTTCGCAGGCTCGTGAAACTTTACACCCTCACAGGTATTTACACCAATATCGCCCTTATCACCCTGCTCAAAAGCAATTTCGTCATTCCAGCCGAGTTCTTTCGATTCACGAAAAGTCATCCCCCTGTCTTTAGCCATTTGGATTATCGTGCCTGCTGTGACAGGTGAAGCAGAGCCGTTAAAGCTCTGCCATTTCTTTTCACACTCGCCGTTGTGATAGCGGTTGTCTGCTCTGCTCCAATCGTCCCAGTCCTTTACGCTGTATCCCTCTTGTTTGAGTGCCATTCCGACATTTACCCAGTCTTGGTAGTCAAGCTCTGACGGACTGATGTATTCAAGTGCATTAAGTAAGTCCAACCGTATTCACCTCGCTTTGCGGTACATATGTTTTCGGGTTAATGTTTTTCGGAGTTCTCCAACCGTTTGCGGCAATCCTTGAAATCAAGGCTGATGCTTCGTCAAACTGCCATTTGCCCACGTGCTGAAAACCTCTGCTTTCAAGCATTCTGATTTGTTTAGGTGTGGTTAAGCCCTCAATTCTTCGCTTTTCGAGCCTGTCAAGAATAAGCTTTGCCTTGCCGGCACTCTGGATTTCATCGGGGAATATTCCGAGCTTTTCAAGTTTTGCTTTCTGTTTGTCTGTAGGCGGAGAACACTCCCAGCCGAATGCCGGAACATATCCTGCAAGGTCCTGCGCCTGAATTGACATTTCGTACTGCAACGGATCTACAAGTTTGCGTTTGCGTGTTCGCATTTCCGCAAGCTGATTTGCAAGCGCCTCTTCACGCTGAGCAACAACATCTTCGCTTGCCTTTTCCTCTGCTTCTTCAATATCAATCGGACATCCTGCCTGTTCCGATAAGTTTTCGGTCATTTTTTGTGCGACTTCTTCATTGTCGCAAATAAGATGTGCAGGTCTGCAAAGTTCGTGTCGCTCTGTATGCCATAAAAAATCAAGGAGTAAAAGCTCCGTCTTGTTTGGTGCAAGCCTTGTTCCTCTGCCGACCATTTGGCAATAAAGCCCACGCACCTTTGTAGGTCTTAAAACGACAACGCAGTCAACACTTGGGCAGTCCCAACCCTCGGTTAAAAGCATTGAGTTGCACAGCACATTGTATTTATCGTTTTCAAAATCCTGCAATACTTCCGCTCTGTCTTCGCTGTTGCCGTTGACCTCTGCCGCTTTAAAGCCTTTTTCGTTCAAAATGTCTTTAAATTTCTGCGATGTTTTTACAAGTGGTAAAAACACAACAGTTTTACGGTCCTTACAGTATTTTTTCATTTCCTCGGCAATCTGATAAAGATACGGAACAAGTGCCGTGTCAATATCACTTGCTTTAAAATCTCCTGCCTGTGTGGCAACTCCCGAAAGGTCAAGTGTAAGCGGTATTGTCACAGCTTTAATTGGTGTCAAGTACCCCTCTTTGATAGCCTTAGGGAGTGTGTATTCATACGCAAGCGAATCAAATACTGTTCCTAAATTTTTCATATCTCCTCGGTCGGGTGTTGCGGTAACACCCAACACTTTTGCATTGTCAAAATGCTCAAGCACACGCCGATAGCTGTCGCTGATTGAGTGATGTGCTTCATCAATAATGATTGTATCAAAGTAATCGCTGTCAAAGTTTGACAGTCTTTTTTCACGCATTAAGGTCTGAACAGAGCCTACAACTATTCTGTGCCAAGAGCCTATACAGCTCTGTTCTGCTTTTTCGACTGCCGAATTAAGTCCTGTTGCCTTTAGAATTTTATCAGCTGCCTGATCGAGCAATTCTCCACGGTGGGCAAGTATCAGCACCCTGTCACCTCGACGGACACATTCTTCGGTGATTTTTGCAAAAACTATAGTCTTGCCACAGCCTGTAGGCAAGACAAGTAATGTTTTTAGATTGCCGCTTTCCCACTCGGAGAAAACGGCATTCTTTGCTTCATTCTGATACGGTCGAAGTTGCATTAAAAGCTACCCGGTGTCCAGTTATTCGGCATCGCAGTATTTGGCGTTGCAGGCTGTGTGTTATACTGCGGCGGATATGTAGGCTGTACATACTGCTGAGGTGTAGACTGTGCTACGGCAGGCGATATCGTTGTCACCTGTTCGTCATAAGCGTAAAGATACTTAATATCATTTGTTACGCCCTCTGTACCGTCATTTTTGGTGTATTTGCGGATGATAATCTGACATTTACCTTTCTTGCCGATAATGCCTGTCCAGTCCATACGGAGCGGTTCGCCGTGTTTTTTCATTGACACGGACAAAAAGAGTTGTGACAGTTTCCATTCAAGCGATGAGTGCAGTACGAAATTAACTGTAATTTCTCTTTTGTCATCTGCTCCCCACACATCAAAAGTCACTTTTGCCATATTGCATGGTGGCAGTTTGCCTTTACCCTGCGAGCGAGCACGCTCAACCTTTGCTACTGTAAAATCATAATCACCCTCGGGGAGCGGTTCATAATTTCCGCCCTCTTCGGTTATTTCGTCGTTCCAGCCAAATTCTCTGTCCATTTATTCATCTTCCTTTCTTATTCAAATGGTAAGTCACGGTTGCTCTGTATCACTTCGAATACCTTATTCCACGCTCCCACAAGGCAACCGTTAATAAATCGTGGGTCGTAGTTTGTAATCGGTGTATCATAAGGGTAGTGTCCCTGTGTAAACACCGCCTGTCTGATTTCGCTTTCGTCAACTCCGTTAGCTCTCATAAGGTCGGCAAGTGCTTTTGGTATGCCCTCGGGAATATTGACAGACTTGTCATTCTGTGGCATAGGTGAAGGTGGTACAGGCTCGGGAGCTTTTTCAATCTGCGTAGGTTGTGGCACAGGCTGTGTCACAGGCTCTGCCTTAGGTGGCTGAAGTATCGGATTCTGCGGAGCAGAAGCGTTATTTGCAGGTGCGACATCATTAAAAATATAGGCAATGCCTGCGTAGCTAAAATCCATTTCTTCGGGCAGTCCGTGACGATTCTTTGCGTCCCAACACGGATGATGAAGCGTGTACATCACTCTCCCTCCGCCCTGTGCTTTGTACTTTCTGCCGTCTTTGTCGGTCGCTACCGCTACTGTTTTATAATTTGCGAAAAGCACCATATCCGCCCATTCTTTTACAAGCGGAGAAATCTGTGAAGCAGTCTTTTTGCCGAGTTTAAGCTCCCAACGGTCATACTCACCGATTTCATCAGGCTGTGAAAACTTGCGGAGCTGTGCGTGTGCGGTAAGCACAACATTTATACCCCTGTCAATCAAATCTTCAAGGCTGTTCAAAAATCTGCCGAACTCCTCTTTTTCGTAAACATATCCGTTTCCGTAACCAAAATCTTCAATACCTTTCTTACCATACTTTGAGCAAATATCATCAATACAAAGCTGTTCTGCCCAGTCGATTGTGTCGATGACAACCGTCTTGCATACAGTCGGATTGCTTTTGATATATTCAAGCTGACTCTTTAGCATGGTCCACGATGTCGGCTTATCCATTCTCGCAACATCAAGGTTTTTTGTGCTGCCCTCCGTGTCGATAAACAGAGGATTCGGAAACTGCGAAGCAAATGTTGATTTGCCGATACCCTCGGGACCGTAAATTACAACCTTTTGAGCCGACTTGATTTTACCTCTTGTGATGTTCATTTATCTCACCCCCTGTACATCTGAAAAATTGATTTTATTGCCGTCAACATCAATGACAACATAGTCGATTGCGTAGTTGAGCAGTTCGTTTGTCAAATCCTGTATTGACTTGCCTGTCATACCTGCAATCAAAACAATTCTTGAATAGTTTTCAGGCATAATCTTGACCTTGGTATAACCGCAGGCAAGCTCTCTGTGCGGATTGCATTTGATTACACATTCATTTGTATTTGTTTTTGCTGTTGTTTTAGCTGTAGTTCTTGTAGCCATAATTAAAACTCTCCTTCTGTCCAAGTCGGTGTTGTAACAGGTGTGGTTGTTTCGGACTTAATATAGCCGTCCTCGATGATTATTGAACATTCATCGCCGTTTGAAACTCTTGTTGCAATAGCCTGCAATCCCTCTGATTCAAGCCATTTTGCAAAATCTTTGAGTGTGTCGGTATCCATTTGTTCGAGCTTGTCAAGCAGGACAAATCCGCATTCAGGATTGAGCTTGCGAACAATTGCCGTAGCGACACGAAGCTGTTCCGAACCGCTCATGTTGTCCCACTTAAAGCCGTTATATGTAAGCTCGCCCTTTTCAACCGATAAGCCGTCAAGGGGCAAATTTGCGTTGTTGAGCAAGTCATATTTTGTTTTGCGGATTTCTTCAAGCTGTGCCGTCATATCGGCGTACTTGCCGTAATATTCCTTTGCGTCCTCATCAGCTTTCGCTTTATCGAGGTTGGCTCTGACTTTGCGGTTAATTTCGTCAATCTCGGTAATGTTCCTTTCAAGCTCTGCCGTGCTTTCATCGTGCAGTTCGGCAACGGTCTTTCTGCTCTGTTCAAGCTGTGCAAGCACTTTTGTAAGCTCAGAATTGTATTTTCTCAAATCCTCGTTAAGCCTGTTGATTTCGCTCTGCAAATTGTTGGCACGGCTTTCAAGGTTATCTTTTTCTGCTCTCAGGCGGTTATTTTCACCGTTGCGTGCAAGAATTTCCTGCTGCTTGTTGATAAGTTCCGAGGCTGACACAGGTTCATTCGGCACGCCTTCGTATTCGGGCATTTCGGCGGCAAACTTTTTCTTTTGGTCTGCAATCTGACCGATAGCACGGCGCTCGTTATACACCTGTGTTTCCTGCGTTTCAAGCTCGTAAACTCTGTTGCCTACACCGATAATCTGCAGGAGCGTGTCAGCCTTTTCCTTGCCGGTTGCATTCATAAATTTCGGCAGGTCAAGAGCAAAGTTACTGACAAATGCGTCAAGCAAAGCCTGTCCGCCTTTGTTGCCTGCGGTGTCAATTACTTTAAGACTGCTGTTCTTACCGCTACGCTCCACAACTATACCGTTTGAGAGTTTGATTTTGAGATGTGGCGGAATTGTTGAACCCTCACGGTACGGAGCAGACGGAGCGAAACGATTACCGCCGAGAGCCCACGCAATTGCGTCAAGAACAGATGTCTTGCCCTGTCCGTTTTTACCGCCCAACACGGTAAGTCCGTTTTCGGTCGGTTCATAAGCAACCGCCTTTACTCTTTTTACATTTTCGATTTCAAAAGCTGATATTTTTACTGACATAGTAAAGTCCTCCTTGACAATTTTATCTTCTGATGCAGTTTAATTGTTTGCTTATGCTGTCCGCTTACTGTTATTCCTGATATTTTTTCAACCTTCCTTCTTTTCAAGCGATATTTTTCCGGACATCAATTCAGGGAGTTCTGCATCCCTGAGTTCTGATAAATACTGATTTTGCATCGTATTGAGCAAAGAAATTTGGCTTTTCCACATTCTCAAAAAATGAATGAAAATATCTGGCAACAATTCTTTGTCATTGCACTTAAATGCAAATTCGTTCTTATTTTTGGTAAATTGAATATAATCAGACTTTTCAATTTTAATTCCTAAAAATTTGAATTGTTCGTCAGCAAACTGATTTGAGTTTTTGTTTTCATCTTTATAAAGCTGAACATCAAAGCCTAATTTTCGGGCGATTGTTTCGTTGATAACTAACTTACAAGCGTTTTGCATTTTGGTAATATAATTGATATTATCGGCAATTTCCTGAAAATCACGATGTTTGCTATCTTCAAAATCTTCAAGGCTAACATCAAAAAACATACTCGGAGCGAGCATATATTTCTTTTCCGCTATCTCTGTGTTTGATTTTATCAAAGAAAATTCATTCACTTCTGTTAGGTTTTCGATAACCTGAATGATTTTACTTATATTTTCATCGGACAAAACATTATATTTCTTTTTGTAAGTTCTGTTCGTGTGGCTTTTACCGCCAAATTGCCCGTTTTGTTCTCGCTCTTCAACGACAAAGTTTTGAACGCTATGTATCAGATTCACTTTGCCTTTGTTTGCTTTGTTTTTGTTTAAAACCATTATGCAAGTTGATATACTCGTACATTCAAACATATTATTTGGTAAAGTAATAATCGACTCAATCAAATCATTATCAACCAAATATTTTCGTATATCATATTCATTGCGTTGCGTCAATGCGCCCATTGGCAGAATCAAGACTGCTTTGTTTGCTCTTGCAATGCAATTAAAAACAAAAGCATAATTCGCATTACTTGCGGGTGGAATCACTGGAAATCTAATGTCATTTTCAAGCGGTAACGGTGGTTGCCATTTGACATTGTACGGTGGATTACTTACTGCAACATCACAATGCAGATTGATTTGTTCGTTGCTTGGCAATTCGTCCACCTTGCTATATTTATCATCTGCCGTAAGTTTGTATATCTTTAAAAACCTGCGCGTCAATACATCGCCGTTTAAAACATAGCCGTTTATATTATGCAAACACAGATTAAAAAGCAAAAATGGTATAACTTTTTCATCAAGCTCTTCAACACAAACAAATTTCGCTTTACTATCTTTTAGCATTTGTACCGCTAAAGCACCGCTACCGCCGCAACAATCGTAAACCGTTTCACAGTTACCAGATAAAGCAGAGACTAATTTACAAAGGCTCTTTGGCGTATAATCCTGTTTCTTTTCTGTTCTGTCGGCTTCATAATATTGCCACAACGATTGCAGCCAGTCTTTTGAACCGTCATCAAGTTTTTTATACTCATCAAAAATATAAAAATTTGGTTTTAAAACAACATCAAGTAAAGCATTTCCGATTTCTGATGTTTTGGTAACATTGAGTAATTCAAAAATTTTGTTTTTAAATTCAAGTAATTCGATAAATATCACTTCCTTCTTGATTTTTTAATCAATAAAGGATATAATCAAGTTGGTTATATTTGTTATATCCTTGCGCTATCCGTTGAGGCTTTGCAGAGCTTCAGCGGATTTTTCTTTTTCAGTTGACATTTGAAACACCCACACATTCAAAATTGAATGCTTCGGATTCAGGTGTTTCAAGTGCTTTGAGCTTGCGTTTTAGCTCTCGGTTTTCGTGACGATAACCGCTTGACGCTGTTTTTTCGAGTGCAAGGTCTGTTCTTGCGTTTCTCAGTTCAATGCTGAGATGTCTGTTCTCTGCTCTGAGATTTTCGATATCTTTGAGCAGTTTTCTGCGTGTCGGATAGTTTCTTAACCACATTTGTTACACTCCTTTCGCAATAATAACATTACATTTCGTTGCGTAGTCTATGAGCCTTTCGAGCGGTATGTTATAAGACCATTTACCGCCTTTGAACAGGCAAGCCGTGCCTATCGGCAGTCTCTGCTCACGCAGTCCGTTATAAACAAACTCGGGAGTGATGTTGAGATATTGCGCTGCAACTTTGGGCGGTACATTCTTGTATGGCTCGCCTGTCTTAGGATTGATAAGAATTTTGTCAATCATTTTTTCACACCTCCTCTTTATGCTGATTTCTGCTGTTCGGCTATCTGCTTGCCCACGACCATTCCTTTCATCATTGCGAAAGCAACAGCCTTTTCTTCGTCTGTCATATCAATCAAGATTTTTGCAAGCTCTGCACCGATTGACTTGATGTCCATCTCCTGCTTATCTGTCATCGTTTTCACCTCCTTGATTACTTTGCAACTTTATTTTAACTTATTTTGATTACATTGTCAACAGTTTTTGCAAAAAAAATATTTTATTTTTATTTTTTGATTTCATTTGTTGACAAATTCATCATTATCTAGTATAATAACAACTGTAAGGAGGTAATCTAATGAGTAATAGTATTGCAAAAAGAGTTATTGAAGTTCGCAAAGCCATACATCTTAATCAAACTCAGTTTGCCGAAAGGCTCAATTTACAGAGGTCAATAATTTCTCTTTGTGAAAGTGAAAAAAGAGAGTTTTCAGAGCGAACACTTAGAGATATTTCGGCTATATTCAGTGTAAAACTCGAGTGGCTCAAAACAGGCGAGGGAGAGATGTTTGATGAAGAAAGTGAAGATGTCGTGATTGATGCTCTTAGAGCAGAGTATGACCTTGATGAAATCAACATTGACATTATTCGTACATATATAAGTATGGCGCCGCTTGAGCGGCAAGTTTTTAAAAACTTTATTAAAGGAGTTTCGGACAAAAACAAAGGGGAGCGTTAAGCTCCCCCGTGACCGTTCAAATTACGACGATATATGATTTTTATAAATTTCAGTATAGCTACTAAGGCTTTGTGATTTTCGATTGATTCTATGTATTCAATTATTTCTTGCCGGATTGCTGTGTTTTTCTTCATGAATTAATTTCCTTTCATTCGTAAGATTCGGACGAAATTCCTATAATTAAATTATAGAAATTCTGTTCGACAATTTCAAGTAGTAAATGTTGGCAATATATTACAAAGTCCCATAAAACGGACTTTGCTAATCAAAAATAAAAAAAGACCGCTCACAGCTGGCACTATGAGCAGTCAAAATAGGGATAAAAAGGCGCTAACCTCTTTATATTTTATTGTACATTTATTTGCGTTATTTGTCAATATAAAATAAGGAGGCAAAACAATGGGATTACTTTCTAAACTGTTCGGCAAGCCAAAACAGCCGACACCACAACCACAAGTGAATGTAAAACCTGAAACGGGTAAATCACACTCTAAAAAGATGAAAGTTGCAGGTGTTACATTCGGCAACAGACAAGAATGTCTTAAAAGACTTAGGGCTGACAAGCAAGCAGGCAAGGTTGTTAATGTATCAATGCAAGAGTACAGCTATCAAGGTGAACCTGCAATTAAAATAATTGCAAACGGTATGGAGATTGGTAACTTACACACTGAAGATTGCGATTTTGTTAAAAATAATCAGTCACGAATTTTAGGTATCAAAGATTTGTATATCGGCTATGCTGAGGACATTAAGACTTATTACGCTAAAATTACGCTGATTATCCAAAATAAAACATAATAAAAAATCCGCCCTGACCTGTTGGCGCAGGACAGAGCGGAAACCATTACACGGGTGCAATGGTACTTTTAGAGCAATAATATTGTACCACACCTCTGCGAAAATTACAACATTTTGCAGGGGATTTTTGCGCCCTTTTTAAAGGAGCAAAATAATGAAAAAATGTATAAACCGTCGATGTAACCGAGAACTACAGGACGATTTTGTGTATTGTCCGTATTGCGGAAAAAATCAAACCGATAAACCCAAACGACAGCCAAAGAGGGCAAACGGCACAGGCTCTATTTATTACCGCAGAGATAGCAAGACCAAGCCGTGGTATGTTGCCTCAACAATAACAGGTAAGCGTGTGAATGTTGGAGGATTCGCAACACGCACAGAGGCGGTCAAAGCCCTAACAGACTACGAATCAGCCCCCACAAGCAACATTAACATTACATTTGCACAACTGCGAGAGCGCTGGCTAAAAACTAAAGCATATCAAAAATTGAGCGACGATGCCAAGAGTTCTTACAATGCCGCTTGGGTTAAGCTACGATCATTATACAACCGTAAGTTTAGAGATTTAAAAACTTTCGACTTTCAGTCAATTGTGGATTATTACGAAAACCCACATCACGAGGAAGGTGCCGGAGGCAAGCTAAAATATCTTCTGCCAAGCGGAAAAGGTACATATCAAATAACCGACACACCTAAAATGTGCGACGGCCTAAAATTTTCGGCACTACATAAAATTAAAGTGTTTGCCACTAAGATTTACAAATATGCCATGGAGCAAGATATAGTAGCCAAGAATTACGCCGAGTTTATAGAGCTCCCCGAACCCGAAGAAGTCAATGCTACAAGATTCACGGAAGTACAATTAGAGTTAATCCGGCAAAACATAGGGCGAGTACCGTATGCAGATTACGCATACATTATGTGTTATTTAAATTTCCGTGTATCGGAGTTTTTGACACTCACGATCGAGCAATACCATGTCAGCGAACAAGGCATACCTTATTTTATTGCAGGCATAAAGTCAGATGCAGGCAAAAATAGACTAATTCCTATACATCCCAAAATACAAAAAATGGTGACCGACTGCATAAATCATCACGGCGAAACTATCTTCTGCCGACTTGGTGACGACTTCGGCAAGCCGATGAACAAGGATTACTTTTTAAAATATGCTTTTCGTCCTGCAATGCAGGCTATGGGTTTAGGAAATGAGTTTACTCCGCATAGTTGCCGCCGAACTTTCTCAACGAGAATGTCAGCGGCAGGCGCACGAGAAGAGGACATCATCGCACTCATGGGACACGCAGAATACAAAACCGACATCAACCATTACATTATTCAAGAACTTGACACACTTTACGACGCTGTAAAAAAGCTCGCATAAAACAACAAAAGCCCCCGAAATCAATCGGGGACTATTTTTTTTGAGCCGTCAATGCCTTGTTACGCCCTGAAATTTGTAGCAACATTGTAGCAACCCACAATATCTTGCACATTCCTCAGCAATCTAAACAAAAGCGAAAACAAAGCAAAAAGCCAGTAAACAAGCCGTTTTCGGCTCAATTACTGACTTTCTTCGTGGCTCCCCCAACTGGGCTCGAACCAGTGACATCATGATTAACAGTCATGCGCT